CCATCTCTGTCAATAACAATTACGTGCACTTCATCATTGCTAGATCCACGTGCCGCTGCATAAGCAGAAGTTCCTGGAGCAGAATTGAATTGAGATTTATATTTCCACTCAGTTCTAAATTGTTCGCCGTAAATTTCGTTTTCGTTTACTGATACAAATTGAACAACAAAGAATTCTTCAACAGATTCAACACGACCGTGTTGAGTGCCATTTCCGTTACTGATAATATCATTAACCGCAATGTCTCCGTGTGTTATAGTATTAGTAGCGTCAGTTAGACGAATAAGCATCACTCTGTCAGATAAAACATACTGTGATCCGATTGTACCAGGTACAACTGGCGCACCTGAAGTGCCAACAGCTGTGTTTGGTTCGTCATATACTTTATAGTAACCATCCATAAAGCCAATATTTTTACCACCAATAACTACTTCTCTATTGCTAATAGGTAAGTCAGTAGTGTTATTAGAGTTGGCTTCGAATGTAACACTACCAGTAGTGTTTGCAGTAGTAGAAGATATTGTAATTTCGTTCGTACCAACAGCAGTGATAACAGTTCTTCCACCGAAAGCACCAGTACCAGCAGTTTTAGTAAGACGCATACCAACAACTAAACCAACAGTTGATACTATACCAGTAATAGTTGTAGTTGTAGAAGTTGCAGAGATAGTTCCTTGACCAGTATACTCAGTAGCTTGAGACTGAGATAGGTCAATTGCTTGATCTTCTAATGCTTGAACTGGCTCAACGAAAGTTACTTTACGATATTTGTATACAGTGTCTAATTCTAGAATTTCACCAAGACGCTTTTGCGCACCAGTAGTAGAAGTGCGGATAACTTTACCAACATCAAGTTGAGATTGAACGTTGGATAAGTTAGTGCCGAAAACACGAGCAATAACTAATTCGCGAGAATCTTCAACAGCCTCTAAATTCTTACGAGCATAGATAGAACCAGTTGCATTTGTCTGCCAATTAGCAGAATCGCACATAGAAACTAACAGAGAGTTACCTAGATCACCTGGATACTTAGCAGCCCACTCACCCTTTGTGCTTTGACCATTTGCGAAGTTAGTTGTATAGTGAGTAGAGTTTAAAATCTTACTACCTGATACAGTTGCAACACCTGTTCCAGCTGCGTTATCACCATCATCATCTTCTTGTGCAACAAAGATTGCGCTGATTACTTGATCATCAGTATATCCAGAGCCACCATTCGTAATACGAACAGAAGCTACAGAACTTGCAACTGGAGTGATAGTAATTACAGCACCTTCACCAGCATCAGAATCGATAGAAACAACAGTGGCATTAGCGATATAACCATCGCCTGGATCAGTTATTGTGATTGCAGTAATAGCACCACTACCATTAACTGTATCAACTACAGCAGTAGCTTGCGCAAATGCAAACAGACCAGTTGGATCATCGTTTTCGTCCAACAATGGAACTTTTACATCTGGCGCAGACAAAGTAATAACATCACCTGCTTCATAGTCAGCACCACCACTAGTGATAACAATACCAACATCTGGTAATTCTCCACCAGAAAGAACTGCAACACCAGTAGCTGGGACGCCATCAGATAAATCTGGAAGGCTTAAAGCAACTGATGGAGTTGCGCGATATCCGCTACCGCCATTAGTAATAGTCACTGATGTTACTGGTCCAGATGGTGTCGCAACTGCGTTTCTACTATCACCCGTATCAATACGAGTAACAAGCATGTTGTTAGAATAAGCTAAGAAGTTAGCTGCGGTAAAGAAAGACAGATGAGTATTTTCATCTGGTCTGCGGAATTTTGATACTAGTTCATTTTCTGAAGTGATTAGTGTAGGTTCTAATACTGGACCCCACTTAAATTTTCCCGCATAGGCACCACGAGTGGTCGCCAGAGATGGGATAATTTGTGTGAAATCTTTTTCAACAACCTGTACACCTGGACTAAGTTGAATTGCCATTTAAGTCTCCTTGGTTACATTTATTTATGCTGTTCGGCAGCATACGCTCTTTTTCCTAATATTATTTAGTGTTTTGAAGTTTTCAAAAGTTAAGTAACACAGGTTCAGAGGGTTTGCCATCATCGACAAAACCGAATGGGGTTAAGTCGTCTTCTATTTGTTGTATTCGTTTTTCGTACATAATTTGTCTTAAGTCAACATTATTTAGGTCTTTGAAATATGGGTTAGAAGTCAACCATGAGAACAGAACCAACGTCATGACCAAGTCATCGTGGTATCCATCATCGGCTGAATAAGAACCTTTTACTTCAATAAACGTGGATATCTCAGATATAACCTCTGGGTCTTGGATAATAAGTTTGTTTTCCTCGATCAGAGACTTAAAGTTTTGACACCCAATTCTTTTCACTCGCTTGTCAGTGTTAACACCAAGTTGCGTTTTTCCTCCACCAAATCCACCAGAAACAACTTGCGTTCCAAGAGATCTTGTAACAAATAGGATATTCTCATATTCAAGTTCAGCATGTAAAATGTATGGAACTTGTTCACTAGAATTTATCTCAACTAGTATATAGGCATCGTTATATTGCGACCCTACAGTGTGGATTACGTTTGGATACAGTAGTGGACTTATGTTGTTGTTTCTGTACTTACCGACTAGTTTGTATGGAACTTCTGTAATATCCACAATTGTGAATGCAGAATAGTCGCCGCCAACACCCTTAGCCGTGTCAGCTACGATGACGTAGCTGTGTTTATCTTGTGGTGCTTCATACAGATCCAAGCCATCCTTTTGGTGGATCGGAGATGCCAACGACATCTGAGCAATGGTATCTGCATTGATAAGCGTAAGACTTGAACCAAGGAACTTACACAGTACCTCTTGGTTGTATTTGAGATCGCCCAGCTGACGTTTCTGTTCAAGTGCCCATGCCTCATCACGTCCAGGAATCTTCCAGTATGGAATGAACATTGACTTAAAGTCATTACGTCCATTTTCTGCATCGTTCCAGAATTTCCAAAAGTGATTGTATCCAAGAGGAGTTGACGTAATCAAAATCTTAGAAGTAGTACCCGCAGAAATAGTAGGGTAAACTGATGTGAAGAACTGCTCAGCGACAGTGTTTGGAATAATCGCAGCTTCGTCAATGTACAATAAGTTAACAGACTTAGAACGAATACCAGCTGCAGTAGTTGCCGCTGTAAATACTTTTGATCCATTCTCAAGTTCAACGTCACCTTTGTTCCAAGTAACGATACCTTGCTGCATCCAGATAGGCAAGTTTTCAAACATCAGTTGGTAACGTGATAAAATTTCACGGGACGTTGATGCTTTGTTTGCCAAAATCGCCACGTTCTTTGAATCATTGAAGATTGTATACCAAAGAATGTATGCAGCAGATGTAGTTGTCTTACCTTGCTGACGACCTTCCATAAGAATAGTCTTACGGTTGCTGTGGATAAATTCTACTTTTTCTTTTTGACAATCGTACAGTTTGAATGGTTGAAGACCATGGTCAATTGTTACGATGTAGCAATAGTTGTCAATAAAGTAAACTGGGTCTGAAGAACACTTTAAGTATTCCTCAACTTGCTCTGGTGTAAATTGTATCTTTACCCCAGCTGCCTTTAAGTTCACATTCGAATTATATGTTGCAGTTACCATTTATGGGTTTTTAATAATTGTTACTTCGTCAGAGAAAGACATTGTTGAATTGAAGATAACTTCTTCTGGGGCAACTGGTGCACCATAAGTAGGAGGATTTGTTGTTATAGATGTAGTTATCTTACCAGTCTCTATGTCACCGATTGTATTTGTTAGATCTGGTTGAATAGGATCAATTGATACGTTATCAATATCGCCAACATCAATAAGAGATTGAGTAATAACACCCTGTGAATTGACTGGACCATATACGTTTAACTTTAGAGTAAAGGTAAGCGTATACGTAATAAACCTTCTTGTTTGAAAGTCGCCATCGTAATCGTCTTGCTGAGACACTGAGTTTAAGATGATTGGAATTTCAGTGACAACATTTAAATCATCAACACTCTTCACTCCCATTGTGTATTCTGGTGTGAAATATGGAAGGATTTGTTCAACGATTTGAAACGCATCTTCCTGAGTCTTTGTTAAAATATACAAAGAAATATCTAGATTGTAAGGAACAGGGTTGTAAACAAAATTACCAGTTCCATTAGGACCTACACAGGATACGCGACCGAGTCTATTTAACTTTCTTGCTGGGTCGTAACTCATACCAGTAATCTCGAAAGACATTCTTGGTAGAGTTACGTAGGTGTGGTTCTCTAATGTTTGATCAGAGTCAATACGAACGATCCACTTTTCCTTAGGTGCTTGAGCAATTGGCACCTTTAAAGTTTGTACAAGTGTTCCGTCATTATCACGACGTTCAATTTCAATATCACTAAAGAGACTTCCGAAAGCCACGATGGCTCTCTTGAAGACTTTGTGATAAAACGGATTTGCGTTTAACATAATTTACTCTTAATCAAAAGAACCAGTACTTACATTCCACGCACCATCTGTAAAAATAAGTGTAGCAATATTATTGTGCCAAGCATTATCCGCTCCAGCAAATGGATAATACGCAACATTGTTAGATATTGATGCGGGTGTAACAATATTGCTTAATAGTCTTGCGTGTTCTATACTAACTTCTATTCCACTTACTGTAGCACCATTTTGTGGAACAAGATACATAATCTGTCCTTCAACACCATCTGCTAGCGTGCAGATACCATTTGCAAGTTTGTTAATAGACTTTGTTAAGTCAATGGCTGTTGGAGTTGGAGCAGTTGCACCAACTGCTTCTGCCGCTATATCCCATGCTTCCCCTAAGGAGTGTCCAGTTCCACTTGAGTTGACGGTGACAGTGGCATTTCCAAACTCGGTAAAATTAACAGTGTAGTCTATGTCTACATATGAAATACCACTTGTAGGAGTAATCCAAGCAGGGTTAGGGCTGTTAATTACTGTAACCTCAGTAACTGTACCTGCCTCGTCAACTTGCGTAACTTCAAAGTATACGCGATTACCATCAGGATTAGCTCCAGTTTTTGACACTGTGCTTTTAACTACGGCACCTGGTAACGTTAAACTTCCATCTGGACTAAAGTACCAGTTTTTATAAACAAGATTATCTGGATCAGTTTCATCAATTGCTTCTATACTGACACCCTCACCGCTGGCAATATGGAATCCCATACCCACACGGATTGTTGTATTGGCACGATCAAACACTATGCCACCGCCTGATGGTAATTCTAAATCACCATTACTACCGAATTGCCAAACATTATTGCTTTCGTTAGGGGTGGTTATTTCAATACCACCATTGACTGTTGTACGCACATTATGGTCATCAGTCCCCAAGAAAATACTGGTTTCAGTCAAGTCACCTGTTGTCAAGTGTAAGTGGTGTTCACCAAAACTAGGTGCGCTAGAGTTGAATACCAAGGTCTCAACACCTATAGATGCAGAATCGTATACATTATTAGTGGGTGACACACGCACTGTGAATTCATAATCGTCACTGTCTACCACAAAACTAATTGGTCCATCAACAACACTGCCAGTTTCACCTAGTGTTACTGTACCTGCACCTGGGTCTGATATATTTGCACCTGTTGGATAGATCCACCAGTATAAAGTTTGGTTGGCATTGGCTTCTGAAAATACAGAGATTTCTACAGTGTCACCAACTTGCGGATTAATTATATACCAGTTTAAATATATACCATTTTCGTCAGCACTATAATTACCACCACCCTTGATCACTAACTTTTGACTAGGTACATCTGGGTTTGCTGGTGTGAGTTGAATAGTAGGATTGCTGGTA